CAATGGACTACTTCTCATATGTTGTCTGGGATAGCATATTTATATGTTACTTTAAAATATGACGCAGATGTTTTTCCAAATGGCATACCGAATATTAGTGCAGAAATTAAAGGCAAAAAAGTCTTAGATTTTAGAACAGGCTCAACAGCATTTTCTAAAAATCCAGCATTAGTTTTATATGATTATTTATCAGACACAAGATTTGGATTATCTGTTCCTACAACGCAAATAGACACAACATCATTTACCACAGTTGCAAACATTTGTGATGAAGATATCACTCTTGCTGGTGGTGGTACAGAAAATCGTTATGAAGCCAATGGTATTATTTTTTCAAATGTAGACCCAATGAGAGCTATAGATGAAATTACAGGCTCTATGCTTGGAATATTAAGCTATTCAAATGGTAAATTTATCTTAGCTGGTGGCAAGTTTGTTTCTCCTTCAATTACTTTAGACGAAGATGATTTTAGAGGTGGCATAACTATTCAGACTAAACAATCCAGAAGAAATTTATTTAATACAGTAAAGGGTATTTTTACTAGCCCAGAGAGTAATTGGCAACCATCTGATTATCCAATGGTAACTTCAAGCACTTTTGTAAATGAAGATAATGATGAAACTATATTTGGGAATATTGATCTGCCTTTTACTATATCATCAACAATGGCTCAAAGAATTGCCAAAGTTGTGTTATTTAAAAACAGACAGCAAATGGTTATACAAGCACCAATGAAGTTATCTGCTTTTAAATTACAAGTTGGAGATACAGTTACTATCAACAATTCTAGGTTAGGATTTAATTCAAAAATATTTCAAGTTGCAGACTGGACTTTTGTGTCAGATGAAACTGATACAGGTGTTGATCTAGTATTGCAAGAAACATCATCAAGTGTGTTTGACTGGAACGCAGAAGAATCAGAGTTTATTTCTGATAATACTATTCTACCAACAGCAGAAACAGTATCAGCTCCATCTTTAGAGTTAAGCGATATTATGAGAGCATATTCTGGAATTATATCTACTATTCTTGTTATTAAAGTGGCTTCCAGTCAAGGCACAACTAATGAAATAGAAATTGAATATAGAAATACATCAACAGACACAGAGTATACAAGATTAGGTAGAGCAAAGACTGTTGGAACTTCTATGAAGTTTGAAATCAAAGATGTAGAAGATGGACAGACTTATGAGGTTAGAGCAAGGTCAATTAATGCGTTTAATGTTGCTTCTTCTTTTACATCAGCTAATCACGAAGTGGTAGGAAAGACAGCACCACCAGCAGATGTCGCAGATTTTTCTGTGAATATTGTCAATAATTTAGCTGTGTGTTCTTGGACTGCAAATAGCGAATTAGATTTGTCGCATTATATTATTAGGCACACACCAGCCACCTCAAGTCCTGTTTATTCTGGTGCTAGTATTATTGCAAATTATATATCTAAAGCGACTAATCAAATATCCTTACCAGCTCAAACTGGAACTTATATGATTAAAGCTGTTGATGTCTTGGGGATAACTTCTATTACATCTACCAAAAAAGCAGTTATAAGAAATCAGATTGCAGATGATTTCAATGCAGTAACAACGACAACAGAATCCACAGGATTTGCTGGTACAAAAACAGATGTGGAAGTTGTAACAAGAGATGGAACAAATTTTTTACAGATAATATTAGGAGAATTATTTGATGACCATTCTGGTTTATTTGATTCTGCTTTAGGGAACTTTGATGATGGTGGAGAAGTGGCAAATAATTTAGATGGTTTTTATGAATTTAATTCTAATCCAATAGATTTAGGTGGTATTTTTAATTCATATGTAACAACCTCTATGACCAGCAGTAGATTTAACGCAAACAGCCTTTTTGACAGCTTTGAAGGGCTATTTGACAGCCAAGAAGGTAATTTTGATGGCAGTTATACTGAATTTGATGATGTAGACGCAAAAATCCAAATATCAACCTCTAATGACAATTCTACCTATACTGATTATCAAGATTATGTGCTTGGTAACTATAAGGCTAGATATATTAAGTTAAGAGCTAAATTGACCACCACCAATGCAGATTCAACACCAGCTATATCAGTTTTATCAGCAACCATTGATATGCCAGACAGAACTGTTGCAGAGGATAATGTAGAAGCTCCCACAAGTGGAAAAACAATAACATTTAGTCCAGCTTTTAAAGAGTTGCAAGGGCTAGGCTTAACAATAGATGACTTAGACCAAAATCAACATTATGTTATATCAAGTAAATCAGCAACTGGATTTACCATAAACTTTTATCAAGGCACAGGAACAGGTAATGCAGTTGCAAAAGATTTCAGCTATGTTGCCAAAGGATATGGATATTTAGAGAGTAGTTAATTTAAAATTATTATGATAATCTAAGAATTATTTTAAGGGAGTAAAAAAATGAGCCAGAATGATTTTACCATAGCAAACCAGACCTTTCCGAATACAAGGGCTGACATCAATTCAGCACTACAGGCTTTGGCAAGTACAAGCTCTGGTAGTTCAGCACCATCAACAACTTTTGCTAATCAACTTTGGTATGATACTTCTGCAAATATTTTATATATTCGTAATGAAGATAATGATGGAAATATCCCAATAGCAGAATTAGATCAAAGTAACGACACAGTAGAATATTTTAAATCTGATTCAGTAAGAACAGCATTAATAGAGTTTACAGATGGAGATGACGCACTAGCGATTGCAGATGGTGGTGCATTAACAACTGCTGGAAACTTATCTATAGGTGGCTCAAATAATGAATTAAGATTTTATGAGGGAGCAAACTATGTTGGCTTTGAAGCTCCAGCTTTATCAGCAGATAAGATATGGGTTTTACCAGACGCAGACGGCTCTGCTAATCAAGCATTGGTAACTAATGGCTCTGGTACTTTATCATGGGCTGAAACAGGTATAACAAGACAAAATGCTAAACCACTTGTTATCAATGGTGATATGGCAATAGCTCAAAGAGCAACAAGCCTTGCAAGTATTTCTGGTGGTGATGGTTATTCTACATTAGATAGGATGCGACTTGCTATTGGGACTGCTGGAACTTGGACATTTTCTCAAGCAACAGATGCTCCATCAGGTTCTGGTTTTGCAACCTCATTAAAAATGGATTGTACGACAGCAAATACAAGTTTATCTGCTGGTTCTTTTCTTACAATTCAACATAGACTTGAAGGACAAGATTTACAATTATTAAAGAAAGGTACATCTAGTGCTGAAAAAGTAACTGTATCTTTTTGGGTTAAATCTGCAAAAACAGGAACTTATACTTTAGAAATAGAAGATACAGATAACTCAAGACATATATCACAATCTTATACTATATCAAGTGCTAATACTTGGGAAAAGAAAGTATTAAGTTTTGCTGGTGATACAACAGGAACATTAGGTAATGATAATTTAGAAAGTTTAAGATTATTATTTTGGTTAGTAGCTGGTAGCACATATTCTGGTGGCACATTAGATACTTCTTGGGCAAGTCAAACTCAAGCAAACAGAGCAGTAGGTAATGTAAATTTAGCAGACAGCACAAGTAATGACTGGTATTTAACAGGTGTACAATTAGAAGTAGGTGAGTATGACACAACAACCATACCACCATTTCAACACGAATCGTATGGTGATAACGTGTCAAGGTGCGAACGCTATTGTCAAAGCTCATACTCACAAGGCACAGCTATTGGCTCTGCTACAACAGCAGGAGTAATTATTTATAATGCTAGTGGTACAGGAATTGGACAAGCCTCAACGGGTTTTCCGTTAAGAACAGTAATGAGGGCAGTTCCAACCATAGTAATTGTTAAGTCTGGTGGTACTAGCACAGGCGTTGGAAGAAATGGTAATGACGCAAGTGATGTACCTCTTTCTGCTGGAGCTGGCTCAACATCAGCTATGCACGTTGAGAATAGTGCTACTGTTCCCAATGCAGTACAAATACAATTTCAATTTCATGCAACATCTGAACTATAGGAAGTCTTATGAAACAGTTAACTAAAGAAATAATAAGTACAGTCAAGAAAGTAATTCTTGCTGGTGAAGTCAATACTTATAAAGTTGTTGATAATGATAATGATGTGTATTTTGTGCCGATAGCAACAGACAACACAGACTATCAAGCAGTACAAGAATGGGAAGCAATAGACGGTAACACCATATCAGAAGCAGATTAGGAGAAACTAAATGGCTGGACTAAAAGTTCACACAGCAGAAACAGCATACGCAGTAACTCAAGCTGAAATAAAAGCATGGAATAAAATAGATTCATCTGATGATGATACAGTTGTCGCATTAATAGAAAGAGCAGTTCATAACTGGGCGAAAGAATATACCAATAGAACTTTGACCACAGTTACTTATCAACTGTTTATTGATTCAATTTATGATGTTGACATACCACTTCAAGAAGGCATGTATGTTGGCATTGATAGAAATATTAGCACTAAAAATATCTTACTGCCAAAAAGTCCTGTTTCAAGTGTTACTCATATTAAATCTTATGATGACGCAGATACAGCTACCACTTTTGCGAGTTCAAATTATTATATAGACAATATAAGTGTTCCAGCAAAGATAGTGTTAAGAAAAGGCAAAAGTTATCCAACAAGTTTAAGAGTTGCCAATGGTTTAGAGATTCAATATGTGGCTGGATATGGAGCAACCACAGCAGTTCCTTATGATATTAAATCAGCTTGTTTAGAATATTCTGCTTATTTATTTGAGCATAGAGGTGATTTATTAGATGGGAAAAGAGTATTAGCTCCAACAAGTGCGACACAATTATTACAGGCTTACAGAATTAAATCTTTATCTGTCAATCCATATAGAGGTCAAGCTCAATATGTAGGACAAATGGGTGCGTAATGATAGGCGAAATGCGAAACAAAATTGTTATCCAATCACTGGGAACATCAACTGATACAGGTGGTGGTCAAGTAGCTTCTTTCTCAACAGCAAACACAGTATGGGCTAAAGTAGAAAACTTATCTGGCACAGAAAATTCTTTTGGTGATCAGATACAAGACAGAAGTAACTATCGTTTTACCATAAGATATATTTCATCTTTGACACCGAAACATAGAATCAGTTACAACTCCAAATTATTTAATATTCAGCATGTGGCTTCTTTATTAGAGGGTAAAGAAAGATATCAAATCATAGACGCAGAGGAAGGAGTAGCAACTTAATGACAGTTAAAGTCAAAGTAGAATCCAAAATAAAACAAAAGACTGACAAAGCCTTAGATTTATATGATATGAAAACTGCTGGATATTTAAACAAAGTTGCCAATATGTTTAAGAATCATATTATGCTTGGTATGCAACAAACTGCAAAAGGTGGGAGAGTTTATGGCAAAAGAAAGCATGAGGCTTCCTTAAAAGATAATCCACCAGCTATTGATACAGGAACATTAGTTAATAGTTTTTTTGTTGAGATAGCAACTAAAAAAAGACATTTTTCAGCAGTTCAAACAAGAGTTAGTTATGCAAATATATTAGAGCAAAGTTTTGCTAGAGGTGGATTGCAAAGACCTTTTATGGGTGAAGAATCACAAGCATTTAAAGACACTAAACAATTTGCTAATAAAAAATTTAAAGATATATCTTTGGGGAATATTAAAATAACATGAGCTTTCATTCTTTTGACTTACAAACAATACTATATTCAACCTTAAATGGCGACAG